TGCCGCTGGGGCATGGCGAAAAATCCGTTATGATGATTTTGCCGTACATGTGCCTTACGGAAGAAGAAATGCTGGCGATTCGCTGGCATATGGGGCGTTTTGATTCGTCGGCCGATACATACAATGGCTTGCAGACACTCAACGCGGCGCAACGAACCTCGCCTTTGGTAACGGCCCTGCATCTGGCCGACATGATGGCGTCGTGGTTCGACGAAATGAGCTATGAGTAAGGCCGACATGATCCGCCGGGCCCGATCGGCGTTCCGGGAAGTGCTGGAAGCGATGGAACAGCCGAAATCGCAGCTCTTGCAGCGGGACCCGGCTATTAAAGGATTGGTTGAGAATATTGTACGACGTGTTGAAGAGGCGCGCAAGCCGGAGAACTGGCCTGTCGAGGAATACCCCGACGAATTTGCAAAATACCACCCGCAGGATCGGTATTTGTGGTCCTGGCTATTGTATCATGCAGCGTTTGTTTCGGATGACCTGGCGTCGATTCTGTGCATTTTGCGCGGCATGGGGTGTGAGCTGGTAGAGCATCCGGAATATGGCTATGCAATTCGCCCCATCATCGGCGGTAAGGGCTTTGAAAGCATGGAACGGTACAATTACGTCAAGGAACCGCTAAACGCGCTTACAGGCGATTTATTGCCCCTTTTGAAGCAGTTACGAGACGAGGTGCGGAGCGGTAAAGTGATTCCGGCAAGTGAGTATCGGCAGGGACGGTTAGGAGAGTGATACCAATTAAGCACATTGTACAATTCAGCGGCGGTAAAGATTCAACGGCTATGTTATTGATGATGCTTGAGCGTGGGATGCAGATAGACGACATCATCTTTTGTGATACTACGATGGAATTTCCGGGCATGTACGACCACATTGCAAAAGTTGAGAGATATATCGGCAGAAAAGTAACGAGGCTAAGACCGCCGCACGACTTTATTTATTACTTCGCGCAATGCCGAAAGACACGAGGCAAAAATAAAGGCGAATGTGGTTATGGATGGCCTAGAATGTGGAACCGGTGGTGTACAAGGCTATTTAAGATTGATTTAACCGCTAAATATTTGCGGAATATCGGTGATTACAAGCTGTACATCGGCATCGCCGCCGACGAACCGAAACGGCACGTAAATATACCCCAAAATACAGTGCATCCGCTATACGATTGAGGTATTACTGAGAAAATGGCTTTGCAGTACTGCTATAACCATGGCTTTAATTGGGGAGGGCTGTACAAGAAGTTTAAGCGAGCATCGTGTTGGTGTTGCCCATTACAAAGTATTGGTGAACTTCGCAACTTAAGAAAATATTACCCGGAATTATGGCAAAAACTACTAGAAATGGATAAAATGGTCAAATATGATTTTAGGCCGGATTGGAGTGTCCAAAAACTAGAGTATCGGTTTGCGATGGAAGATAGACAGCTGTCATTGTTTTAGATTAAGGAGGCGTTTATATGCAACTATCGAATCAGGCACGGCGGCATATTGCTGTCAATGCCGCGATTGCCAGCACGCAGGTATTAATTTACCAGGCATTGCATGACCGGTACGGCTTCGGCCGCGGCAGGTTTGCGAAGATTGATATGGCCGTTGACGAGTACAGCAAACACATTAATCACGACGGCGACCGGTATAGTACATATCGTGACAAGATAGACGCCGCGGGCCTGGACTTGCGGCTCAAACAGGACTTTATCCGTTGGCTTAAAAAATCCCTCGGTATCAGCGGCAAGGCCGAGCATACCGGGGCCGAGGCTGGCATGGAGTACACGTATACGCTGATGCTGTATGCGTTGTATGACGTGTTTGGTTTTCGGCGGGAACGGCTGCACTGGTTACAACGTAAGCTAAAGTTTTATGCTCGGCTTATCTTGGACGGTGAAGTTCGCATTCCAGAGTTTATGAAGTGCATGACACTGGAATGCGGGCAGAAGTTTGAGAACCTCGAATCGTGGGAGAAAAAATATGGGGAGCTGAAAATATATGGATAATGTAGAAGTAAACTGCGGTACATGCGTATATGCCCACTGCCATGAAAAGGATTACCCATGCTGCGAATGTAATCCGCATACGTTAGACCGATGGGCGGGGTTAAAGATGTTTGGCGTTGAGTTTGGTCCTGATGGGCCGAGAGAGGAGATGAAGCGATACGATGACAGCAAAAGAATACCTGAACCGTGTACGAAAACAAAACTATGTAGTAAGGCAAGCAGAGAAAGAACTGACGATGGTAAAATCTGATATTTTATCCTTGAAAGCCGCCAGCTTGTCGGAGAAAGTGACTGGTACGAAAGAATCCGATTTAGCAGATAAATACGTCAAGTTGGAGAAATATTTTGATAAGGTAATTGCTGAATGGGATAAATTGATAGACATGCGCATCGAAGCGAAAGCGATGATTGCTATGCTTCCCGATGAGGCGCAGCAGGCGGTGCTGTATGCAAGGTATATTAATTGCACAGAGTGGGAACAAATTGCTACCGATATGAAATTTAGTTGGCGTAATGTATTTTACGTACATGGTAAAGCATTGCAATCCTTTGAAAGATTGCATGGAATTGCACTCGCAAAGTGCGTATAATAGTAGTGTGAAGATTTGAGATAAAGGGACTTTGCTGACAGGTCGATTTTGAAAATGGACTTGTTAGCGGGTCCCTTTTAACATGTCCTGAATTAGGAGGTGTGCCTGATGTGTCATATTTACGATTGCAAGCATAACAAGTGCGGAACGTGCCGCATCGGGCGCGCGCCCTGCGGGTTAAACGCCTGCGATTTTTACGCAAAGCCCGTAGACAACCGGACATCGTTAAATCATGGGCCAGTGAAGTCTGGAAACCGGCATAGATTCTTCAAGTAGGAGGTGGGTGAAAAATGTAAATGAAACTGACAGAGAAACAAAAACGGTTTGTTGAAGCGTATATTGAGACCGGAAACGCGACGAAGGCCGCGCTAATGGCTGGATATAGCAAGAAAACGGCGTATTCCATCGGCAACGAAAACCTGAAGAAACCTGAAATAAAATACGCAATCGACCGGCGCATGAAAGAAATCGAAGAGGGGAAAACGGCGACGCCGGAAGAAATTATTCAATTTTTGTCGCAGTCTATGCGCGGCGAAATCGTCGAGGAAGTCGTTGCCGTAGAAGGGAGCGGGGAAGGCTGTTCTTCAGCGGTAATTGTAAAAAAGCAAATCGGGGCAAAAGACCGATTGAAAGCCGCGGAGTTATTGCTGAAACGTTATCCGACGAAACTAGTCGTAGAAGAGCAGCAGTTAAGAAATGCGAAGCTTAAGGCCGAAGTAGCGGCTATGCAGGATACAGAAAATGAAAGCGTGGTGATTGTTGATGATGTGCCGGATGAAGGTTAGCCTGAAAGAGCGGATAGCGCCGTCGTTTTATCGGCTGCATCAGCAGGTAAAACGTCATGACGCAACGCACTACTGGCTGAAAGGCGGCCGCGGATCGACGAAGTCGTCCTTCGTCGGCATTGAAATTATTCTGGGTATGATGAAAGACCCAAACCGCAATGCCGTCGTATTCCGCAAAATCGGCGGCACTTTACGCGAATCCGTTTATGAACAGCTTATCTGGGCTATTGACGTATTGGGCGTCGCCGACAAGTGGAAGGCCCGCATCAGCCCGCTGTCGCTGTCATACGGTAAGCAGCGCATTTTATTTCGCGGTGTGGACGACCCGCTGAAAAGCAAGTCCATTAAGCTTAGCCATGGCTATTTTGCCTATATCTGGTTTGAAGAATTGGCCGAGTTCCCGGAGATGGATACTATCAATACAGTGTTGCAATCCGTCATGCGCGGCGGCACGACATTCTGGTGCTTCTATTCGTACAATCCGCCGGAATCGGTGCAGTCGTGGGTCAATTATGAAGCGTCGCTGGCGAGACCAGACAAAATCGTCCACCACAGCACCTATTTGACTGTACCGCCGGACTGGCTGGGGGCGCCGTTTATTGCCGAAGCGGATCACATGAAGGCTGTCAATGAAGAAAAGTACCGCCATCAGTACCTCGGCGAGGTCACAGGGACCGGCGGCGAAGTATTCCGCAATGTGACGTTGCGACATATTACCGATGCCGAAATCGACCGCTTCGACCGCATTTATCGCGGACTTGACTGGGGTTATGCCGCCGATCCGCTGGCATATATGGTCGTACAATACGATAAAACGCGGAAACGGCTGTATATTTTCCATGAGTTGTACCGCGTCAATATGTCCAACGCGAAGGCGGCGGACTATATCAACAAGGAAAATCCGGGCCGGGGGCTTGTCATTTGCGACAGCGCCGAGCCTAAATCCATCGATGACATCGAAGAGCGCGGCATCCGAGCCGAAGGTGCCGTTAAAGGGCCCGGCAGCGTAGAACGAGGCATACGCTTTTTGAAAGATGAACTGGAAGAAATTATCATCGACCCGGACCGCTGTCCCAATGCGGCGCGGGAGTTTACGCAGTATGAGTTAGAAAAGGATAAGCTGGGGAACTTTAAGTCCGTCTACCCGGATAAGAACAATCATACGATTGACGCCGTCCGGTACGCGCTGGAACGGGTCAACGACGCCCCGCTGTTTGGATGGTGATAGCATGATATTACAACGATGGTGGAACCTGCTGCTCATGCGGGGCAGTCAGTCCGGCATGACGGAGATAGAATTTTTGGAGGAAGAGCTGAAAGCCTGGCTAGTTTCTACAAAACGGCTATGGATTCGCGCAGGCACGGCATATTATTGCCAGCATTTAGACATAGACCATAAAGAACGCAAAGTCATCGGCGAAGGCGGCCGCAAGGTTACGCTGCATACGCTGCCGAATAACCGCATCGCCTATAACCGCTATGCGAAATTGGTCGACCAAAAAGTCAACTACTTGCTGGCAAAGCCCTTCGAGGTCAAAACGGACGATGAAACCTATGGCGTATTGCTGGACAGCGTATTCGATAAAACGTTCCGCCGCCGGCTGAAGCACGTTGGCGTAGATGCGCTGAACGGCGGCATTGCGTACTTACACCCGTATGTTACGGCAGAGGGGCTGCATTTCAAGCGGTTCCCGCCGTCGCAGATTTTGCCGTTTTGGGCTGACGAAGAGCATGAAAGGCTGGACGCGTTCTTGCGTATTTATGACGTGGCAACCTATGAAGGGAAACAGCCTAAGATTGTCCATAAGGTCGATTATTATACGAGTAACGGCGTGCAATACTTTATCTGGGAAAACGACCAGCTGCGCCCCGACGTGGAGCGCACGAGCGGTGCCTATCTCACCATAGACGATAAGCCGATGAACTGGGACCGCGTGCCGCTCATCGCCTTCAAGTACAACGATGAAGAACTGCCGCTTATCCGCCGCGTGAAGGGCTTGCAGGACGCGCTGAATACGCTCATCAGCAACTTTGCCGACGTCATGTGTGAGGACGTGCGCAATACGATCCTCGTCATTAAGAACTATGATGGTACGGATTTATCGGAGTTTCGGCGGAATCTGGCTGTCTATGGCGCAGTAAAGGTGCGTACTCGTGAAGGCGTGGAAGGCGGCGTTGAAACGCTGACAATAGAAGTCAATTCCCAGAACTACGAGGTCATCATAAAGTTGTTGGAAAAGGCGATTATTGACTGCGGCAACGGCTTTGACGCCCGCGACGACCGTATGGGCAATAATCCGAACCAAATGAATATCAGCAGTATTTACAGTGACATCGACATCGATACGAATAATATCGAGATGGAGTTCCAGGCGTCGTTGGAACAGCTGATGTGGTTCGTCAATACGTATTACGGGATTAACGGCGGCAAAGCCGGCGATGTCGAGTTTATTTTTAGTCGTGATACGCCGGTCAATGAATCGGAACTTATTACGAACTGCCGCAATTCCGAAGGCGTCATCAGCAAGGAAACGATCATCGCCAATCACCCCTGGGTCAAAGATACGGCCGAAGAGCTCAAACGGCTGCAAGCCGAGCAGCAGGAAGAATTGGGGCTGGATTACGCTATGCGCGGACAGGAGCCGCAAGGCGGTGGCGTAGATGACGAATAAGGACTATTGGCAGCGCCGGTTTGAACGGCTGGAACAGCGGGAAATGGATAAGGCCGACCAAGCTATGGCGGAGCTGAAAAAAGTGTATGAATACACGCTGCGGCAGCTGCGCGACGAAGTCATCGAATGGTACAATCGCTATGCCGATGAAAACGGCCTGAGTTTGGCCGACGCCCGTAAACAGTTGGACGCCAGGGAGCTGAAGGCTTTTAAATTGACGCTGAAAGAGTATGAAAAACTGGCGAAACAGCAGGATTTATCCGATGAGTACATCAAGATGCTGGATCAGGCGTCTATTCGGGCACGATTGAGCCGCAGCCAAATGCTGTACATTAAAACGGCGAACTACGTCGAACAGTTGGCTAAGGAACAGGAAATCAACCTGACGGAGCTGCTGAAAGACGTGTACGAGGACAGCTACTACCGTGCGGCCTATGAAACACAGTCCATGCAGGGCGCATATGATACGTTTTCCGAAGTGCCTAAAACAAGCGTTGAAAAAACTATATCCAGACCCTGGGCAGAGGACGGGAAGGACTTTTCTAAGCGCATTTGGGACAATAAAACGAAGCTCTTGAATACGCTCCAATCGGAGATTACGCGGACGCTTATCGCCGCTGAAGGGACGACGCTGCTTGCCGGGCGTATCGCCAACCGCTTCAACGTGTCTTTTAGCAACGCCAAGCGATTAGCAGAGACGGAGACAGCCTACGTACAGGAAACGGCTCGTATGGATACGTGGCAAAAACTCCACGTAGCAAAATACGAGCTCATTGCGACGCTGGACAGCCGGACGTCGCCCATCTGCCGGGAAATGGACGGCAAGGTCTTCGATCGGGCTGACGCCAAGCCTGGTGTGACGATGCCGCCCTTTCACTGTTACTGCCGTACGACAACGGCACCGTACATTGAAGGCATTACGGATGATGATTCAACACGTGCCGCCCGCGATCCAGACACGGGTAAGACCGTGCAGGTACCGGGGAAAATGAACTATGCAGACTGGAAAGCCGTATTTGTCGACAAATCCAAGACGTTGGAAGATTGGAGAGAGCCTAAGGTTGCTGATGCTGCTATGGCGGAAGAAAAGAAACCATTTACTCCTGCGAAATCCAAAGATGAAGCCTTCCTTCGGTTTAAGGAACTTACCAATCCTGGATTTAAATTAGATGAAAAATTGCACCTTAATACAATGAACGCTGTACTTGAAGCGATGGAAGAAGTTCGTCAAAAATTTGGAATAAAAATACCTATCAATGAACTTAAAAATCGAAAAGCAGAAAGAACAAGCCGCGGCGGGTTTACGGATGAGGGAAGGATTTTAGCTCTTCCGGGTCGAAGTGCTAATTTTGTAAGTACACAAAAGCGGATGGCTGAACGGCTATTTAAAAAGGGGTGGTGGGCAACAGACCATAAATATGACAATATATACCATGAAATCGGGCATAGCATATATAACATACTGCCGGCAGCTACTAAAAAAGAAATTAACAAGATTTTCCACAATGCCCGACACGCGAACTATGAAAAATGGATGGAATTAGGCGGGTATTCCAGGGCAGGAAAGACACAAGCGGAATTATTCTCCCAAACATTATCTGGATATGCCTTAACCAATGAAGACGAATTTTTTGCTGAAGCTTTTGCGCAGATTATGGCAAAAAAGATGAGACCGGTATCCCGGTTAGTAAAAAAACAGCTGGATGCGTGGCAGAAGAGCTTTCAATCAACTCCTAAGCCTGATATAATTAAAAACAGAGTAGGCGAAGGAGTTGCGCAAGTGCATTACATAGGCAAAATTGATAAGGAAATTTATAAGGTAGTAACGCCCGATATTTGTACTGATGAGGTTATTATTACCGATCGTCAAATACAACATATAAAAGAAAGACATCCCAATGATTATGAGCGATTTGTTAAATATTTCGAAGAAGCACTTAGCTGTCCAGATTATATTCTAGAAGCTAATAAGCCCAATAGTGCTATGGTTCTAAAAGAAATTGAATTAAATAATGAGAAAATAAAGATTATTTTACGGCTGCATACTTCAACGGACCCAGAAGGTTATAAAAATTCCATTATTACTGCTCAAAGGGTAAAAGAAAGAAGATATAAACAGTATATTAGGAATGGCAAGATACTTTACCGGAAAAATGAACCGTGATATAATGAAGATGCAAAAAGGAATCTTTGAGGTGGAAAATTTCGTAGCGTCCACACGCCGATGGTACTGACAGGGGAAACCCGAGAGATGCAGGAGCCTGCTACGCCTGCCAAAGATTCCTTTCTGGAAAAAAGCGTTCACTTTTCAGTGGGCGCTTTTTTCATATCCGATAAAAGGGGGCGACATTATGGCTAAAGACGATTACCATGTCATTGTGTATTACCTGCTTTCATACTTGTATTACTGCCTGAAGCATGGCATACGACCGGAAAGCAAATACCTAAGCTTGGCAGAATATCCCGTAAAAATAAACGAAGAATATCTGGCATTTATCTATACGGAGCTCTTGCGGAAAGGCTTTATTGCTGGAGTGATTTGCGGTACTGTATCCGTATTGGGAAAGGGCGCTGTTCCCGTTATCAAATCGTATGAAAACACGCAGATTACAGCTGACGGAATCGAATATCTTGAGCACAACGGAACAATGGCGAAAGTCTGGAAGGCTATTCAGGAAAGCGGTGGCCTGATGCTGCAGCTGATTAATGCTTTCCAGTAATTTAAACGGAATACAAGCTAAAGCACTTTTGAGAAATCAAGAGTGCTTTTTTCATGCCTGAAAGGAGGCGGTGCCGTATGCCTGTATAAGACTGCGGCTATAATATTTTATTTTGGAAAGGAGAACCGTCATGACCAAAGACGAGTTAAAAGCTTTAGGACTGACCGATGAGCAGGCCGACAAGATTGTAAAAGACTATGAAAACTATGTGCCTAAAGCGGAGCACGAGCAGCAGGCGACGGCCTTAAAGCAGGCTAAGGAAGAGCAGAAGCGTATCGCCAAGGAACTGGATACGCTGAAGAAAAACAACGCCAGCAACGAAGAACTGACGAAGCAGATCGAGCAGATGAAGGCCGACGCAGAGAAACGCCAAAAAGATTACGACGCCACGATCAAGCAGATGAAGCTCGACGCGGCCGTAGATAAGTCCCTGCTGACGGCCAAGGCTAAGAATACCAAAGCCGTAAAGGCCTTGTTGGATTTGGCGGATGCCGAAGTCGGTGACGACGGCAGTGTGAAGGGGCTGGACGACCAGCTCAAGAAGCTCAAAGAATCGGATGCTTATCTGTTTGAGCCGGATAAGCCGAAGCATAAAATTGACGGCTTAAAACCCGGCGAAGGGAGCGACCCCGACGACGGGCAGGATCTGACAGACCAGCAGATTTTTGAGCAGGCATTGAATATGTAAAGGGAGAGTGAATGACTATGCCAATCAATACGTTAGAAATGACTAAAATTTTCCAGCAGTCCCTGGACAAGCAGATGCTTGTCGGCGCTACGTCGGGCTGGATGGAAACCAATGCGGGCAATGTTAAATACACAGGCGGCGATACGGTACGTATGCCTGTTATTGACGTACAGGGCCTTGCCGATTACGACCGCGATACGGGCTTTAATCAGGGCGCCGTTACGCTGCGTTATGCTGATTATAAATTGACGCAGGATCGTGGCCGCACGTTCCATTTAGACGCGATGGACGTAGACGAAACAAACTTTGTCGCTTCTGCAGGCAATGTCATGGGCGAGTTCCAGCGCACGCAGGTTATCCCCGAAGTGGATGCCTACCGGTATAGCAAGATTTATGAACTGGCAAACGGGAAAAGACGCGTGACGGCTTCGTTTACGCCGTCGGCGACGAATATCCTGGCACAGCTGGATAAAGAAATTACGACGATTCAGGACACCGTCGGCGATGCGGAAAGTCTGGTCATTATCATGTCGACGCCGATCCGCACGATTCTGAATACCGTCAAGGACATCGAAAAACACTTGGATGTGACGAACTTCAAAGCCGGCGTCATCGATACGAAAGTTCGCACGTACAATGAAATTCCTATCCTCGGCGTGCCCAGCGCCCGCATGAAATCGGAATATACGTTTAACGACGGCACGACAGGCGGGCAGGAAGCCGGCGGCTTTGTAGCGGCCGATGATGCCGTGGACATCAACTGGATCATCATTGCCCGCCGCGCGCCGATTGCCATTTCCAAGACCGATAAGGTCCGCATCTTCGCGCCGGACGTCAACCAGAAAGCCGACGCCTGGAAACTGGATTACCGCAAATTTCATGACTTGTGGATTCCTGAAAAGAAACTGGACGCCGTGTGGGTCAACGCAGGCGCGGCAGCAGGGGAATAATGATGGCGGCGTCGATAGATAACGTCAAAATGTTGATGCAGGCGGCGACGGGATACGCGACGCAGCCTGCCGACGACGCGTTGCTGACATACTTGTTGCAGTCTGAAGAGCGGGCCGTGTTGGACGATTGTAATCTGGCCGTGCTGCCGGAGGCGCTGGATACCGTCGTCGAAGAACGGGCGGCCGGGCGCTTTTTGCAGATGAAGAAGGCCGACGTACTAAGCGCTGACGACTTAGCCGTCGTATCCCGCATTGAAGAAGGGGATACGACGGTCGAGTTTGAAGGTACGTCGGCAGAATCGCGGCTTGACGGCGTGATTACGTCATGGCTGAGGGAGCGTGATTTAGCATGTTACCGAAAACTGCGTTGGTAAGAAAAGCGTTGGAAAAGCTCTACGACGGGCAGGCGACGATATGGGCCTATGCAGACGGCGAACCAGATGAAAACGGTATCGTATCCGCAGAGCCGCGGCAAGCCGGGCCGTATCCTTGCCGCGTATCGCATAAAAGCATAACGCCGGCCGAACAGGGTGACGGACTAGAGGCGTTCAGCCAGTCTATCACCCTGTTTATATCTCCGGATATCGTCATTGCTGCCGGTTCAGACATCGACGTCGTGCAGCGGGGCCGGACGCTGCAGTTCACGGCGGCCGGCGTGCCTGCGGTCTATGACAGTCATCAGGAAGTGCCGCTCCGGCACCGGGGGAAATACGATGGCTAACGTAGACGTATCCTTTGCCGGGTTCGAAGCTCTGCGCCGGCAAATCGAAGGGCTGAACAGCCCGCAGGAAAAGCAGGCCTGCATGGAAGAGTGCGCCGAATCGTTGGCGCAGGTGTACTTACGAAAAGCGATTAGGCATAAGTTCAAAACCAGTGGCGGCGCCAAGGAATTCGAGGTTACAGAAAAGGCTTATGAACGGATTCAGGCGATGGAAGTAGGCGCTAAGGGCTTTCAAAAAGCAAAGTCGCGCAATCATGCCAACGCCCATGCTGTCAAACGTATCAAGAAGAGCCGCAAAAGCGGGAAAAAACAGTATCTCGTGCTGACAGCTTCAGAACATATGCGGCGAAGCTGGGGCGCTGAGTCTGTGAAAAAACAAGGCAGCACCTATTCCGTGAAAGTGTTTAATTCGGCATCGTATGCCAGCTACGTCAACGACGGACACCGCCAGCGTCCCGGTCGTTTCGTGCCGGCTATTGGTAAACGATTGGTACGGTCATGGGTGCCGGGGCAGCACATCGCGGAAGAAGCTGAGAGGACTGTGCGCAAGGTATCCAAACGGCTGCTATCACAAATTATCCTGTCCTATATACTAAGGGGGCTACGTTGATATGGATGACGTCAAGAGTATTACGGAAGGCATCGCAGCTGCATTATCACAGCAAACGAGCTATGCCGTGTATACGGACTATCATAAACAGCACGCCCATTTTCCCTGTTTTTACGTAGAGCTCATCGACGCGTCGCAAGAACAGGAGCTGGGGAACCGGTACTGGCGGGAATACGCCTTCGATGTGCTGCTGTTTTTAGATAGGAACGGCGAAATTAAGGACAGGCGGTCACTTACGGCTATGGCCGATACGCTGTTTATGGCATTGGAGTACATTACCGTAGACGGCGGCCGGAAGCTGCGCGGCACGGAGATGCGCTACCGCATTACGGACAACGTGCTGCATTTCCTTGTGTCGTATAACATGCATGTGCTGAAAGGCGTAGAAAAAGAGCCTGCAATGCAGACGTTACATACGGAAGGGAGAGTCAAGAATGAATGAGGAAACCATGACGACGGCGCCAGAAGCTACATTCGACGCCGTGACAATCGTAAAATCGAAGAAATACAGGCGGTATGCTGACTTACTATGCTGTGAACTGGAAGAAGGCCAGCAGTATACGCATGCCGACATTGACAAGATTATTCAAGGGGCGCTGACGCGTCCTGTCGTACGGACGGTCAATCCGTAAAGGAGGGTAAGCTATGGCATTAGGAGGCGGAATTTGGCTGTTTCAAAATAAGAAGCTGCCAGGTACGTATATTAACTTTGTCAGCAAAGAACGGGCATCTGTGGATATAGCCGACCGCGGCTATGGCACGATGGCGCTGGAACTCGACTGGGGCCCTGCCGGGCAGATTTTCCGCGTCGATGCGGATACATTTCAGACGGACTGCCAGCAGATTTTCGGCTATGACTACGGCCACGACAGCATGAAAGGGCTGCGCGACCTGTTTATCAACTTGAAGACGGGCTATTTCTACCGCCTCAACGGCGATGGGGAAAAAGCCAAGAATGAGATTGCCGAAGCCCTGTATCCGGGACTGCGCGGCAATGATTTATCCGTCGCTATTCAGGACGACGTAGACCATGAGGGCAAGTTCATTGTCACGACGTACTTAAAAACGGACGGTGTGCTGAAAGCCGTCGACGAGCAGGATAACGTGGCGACCGGTGAGGAATTGGCGGCCAACGATTATGTCAAATTCATCAAGACTGGCGACTTGACGGCAACGGCCTCAACGGCCCTTACAGGCGGTACGAACGGTTCCGAGGTCACGACGGCCAACTATCAGGACTATATTGAGCTCATCGAGCCGTATTACTTTAACTGCCTGGGCTACGCCGGGACGGATTCGGCGATTCAGTCGCTGCTGATCAATTTCGTCAAGCGCTGCCGTGAAGATTCGGGGGCAAAATTCCAGGTTATTTTGTACGGGAAAGAAAAAGCTAACTACGAAGGCGTTATTTCCATTAAGAACAACGTCACCGATGCCGGCGAGGAACCTGGCAGTCTTGTATACTGGCTGACCGGGGCCGAAGCAAGCTGTGCGATCAACGCCAGCTGCACGAATAAAATCTACGACGGCGAGTATACGGTCAATACGGCGTATAAGCAGTACGAATTGGAACAGGCCATTACGGACGGCCTCTTGATGTTCCACAACGTCACGGACGCCGTCAGTGGCAACGTGGAGGGCGACACGCGGGTACTGAAGGACATCAACACATTCACGGAGTTTACGAAGGACAAGAACGAAGACTTTTCCTTTAATCAGGTTATTCGCGTACTGGATAATGCGGCCATCGATTTGGCGCGGCTGTTTAACCGGACGTATCTCGGCAAAGTGCAGAATGACGACCAGGGCAGGCTGGCCCTTTGGAATGACGGCGTGGCGCTCTTTGAAAATTACCAGAAAGTACGCGCCATTCAGAACTTCGTGGCTGACGATCTGCCTGTTCCGACGCAGGGTGATTCCAAAGATTCTGTCTTATGGACCTTTGAAATCCAGCCGACGGTCTGCATGGAAAAACTGTACTGCACGATTTACGTAGCATAGAAGGGAGGGACGAAATATGCCAGATGCAATTCGCACCATGTTCGCTGGCGACGTCATTTCGGCGAAGCTGGCGTCGGCGTATGTGACGATTAGTGGAAACAGATACTTGCTGTTTCAGGCGAAGTCATTGAACGCGACGATTGAGAAAGACAAGAAGGAAGTGCCGATCCTGGGGCGCCTGCTCAAGGGCAATAAGTCCGTCGGGGCCAAGGGGAGCGGCACGCTGCGGATTTATAAGAACACGTCGCTGTTTGACGATATGATTATGGATTTTGTTAATAACGGCGTGGATACGTATTTTGACATGCAGATTTCTAACGAAGACCCGACCGCCAAAGCAGGACGGCGCACGGTTATTTTGACGAACTGCAATATTGACAAAACGACTATCGCGGCGTTTGACGCCGACGGCGACTGGCTGGAAGATGAAATATCTTTTACGTTTGAGGGGCTTCAGATTCCGGAAAAATTCACCTTGTTAGACGGTATGCAGGCGTAGGAGGAATAGTAGATGAGTGAAGTAAAGACACTGAGCGCATTTTTTAAGGAAAACGAAATTGTCAAAGAGCCAGTTAAATACGTGGCGTCGAAGCGCTACATCGGCGTCGACGGCAAGCCCATTGAATGGGAGTTGCGGGCGCTTACGAACGATGAAATCGAAACCTTGCAAAAGTGGTGCACGAAAAAAGTGCCGGTGAAGGGCACGCGGGACTATCAGACCGTATTCGATCGGGAACGGTTTACGACGGAATTTACGCTGAAGAGCATCGTATTCCCGAACCTGGACGACGCAGAATTGCAGACGAACCGCGGCGTCGTCGGCGCCGAGGCGCTGCTGAAGGATTTACTGACGCCGGGCGAGCTGGCAGACCTGTACCTGGCGGCGTCGGAGGCAAGCGATTTTCAGACCGGCATGGGGGATAAAATCAAGGCCGTAAAAAACTAATACGGGCAAAAGACGCCGAAACGACGCTGGCGTATTTTGCCCTGGTGAAACTGCATATCCTGCCGAACGAATTACGGGCTTTGTCTGAAGAAGAGAGGGCCTTTGTATATGCCTGCTGTCAGGAATATGCCAGGGCGGAGAAGAAAGCCGCAGAGGAAGCGAAGAAAAGGAGGTAGCCTATGGCAACGATAGAAAACTATATCCGTCTGCGCGACGGCTTTTCGCCCGTACTGGACCGTATCAGCCAGGCGTCGAATACTGTTGCCAGACGGCTCAATGAAGTATCTGGCGCGGCCAGCCGGGCCGGCGATTCGGCCGATATAGCTTCTTCTAAATTCGGAATGTTGAAAAGCGTCTTTGCCGGCAGTTTCCTGGCCAGCGCGGCTATGCAGGGCATTGAGGCCATTTCTAACGGCCTCAATAATCTGGTCAGCACGGCCGACGAATACGCCGGCGTACAGGCACGGCTGAAGCTTATTGCCGGCTCGCAGGAAAACGTGGCATATCTGAACAACTTGATTTTTGAATCGGCGCAGCGCGCCCGCGGCGGCTACCTCGACATGGCTCGTGCCGTATCGCAGCTAGCCCAAAGCGCCCATGACGCCTTTCCCGATCCGCGCGAAGCGACGCGTTTCATGGAAGGTATTCAAAAAATGTTCGTTATCGGAGGCGTCGACCGGGCACATCAGCAAGACGCTATGGTGCAGCTGACGCAGGGCCTGGCGTCGGGAACGCTGCAGGGCGACGAGTTCCGCAGTATCGCCGAAAACGCGCCGATTATCGAAAACATGATTGCCAAAGAAATGGGCGTGCCTCGCGGCGCGCTGAAGCAGCTGGCGTCGGAGGGTAAAGTTACGGCCGACATAATCCGCAATGCCGTACTCAACAATATGGACGAAATCAACGCCCAGTTCGCCACCATGCCGAAGCGCTGGGGCGACCATTTCACGGAGCTGACGAACATTGCCTTGCGGGAATTTGCCCCCGTCTTTACGCGGCTGAACGACCTGGCGAACAGCGACGGCGTCCGGTTCTTTGTCAATAACATCGAATGGGGCATTGAAACGGTCGCGCCGATGTTCTACGCTGCCGTCGGCGTCATTCAATGGTTTATGGATACGGCCGTCAGCGCTATTTCCTATGTCGGGGACTTCTTTAATACCCATGCCTGGGCGGCAGAGGCCGCTTTGGGTGCCTTGGGGCTGGCCCTGGTATACGTCGGCCTGAATGCCCTTGTCAGCGCAGGGCAGATGGGCATTGCCGCTGCGGCGACAGGGGTCAAGACTATCGCCGATTGGGCAGAAACAGCGGCTATTATTGCCCTGACATTAGCACAGGAAGGGTTTAATGCGGCCCTGGCCATGTGCCCCATCACGTGGATCATCGGGGCAATCGTTGTCCTCATCGGTATTTTTTACTTGGCTGTAGCGGCCGTCAACTATTTCGCCGGTACGAGCGTTTCCGCGACGGGGCTTATTTTCGGGGCCTTTGCCTGGCTGGGTACAAGTATTCTGAATATCATCAAAGCCGTTGCCAACGGCTTTATTGCCTTTGCCAACTTCCTGGGCAGCGTGTTCCAGGACCCGGCAGCCGCTACGTACAATTTGTTCGTCGACATCTGGAACGGCATTGTGGACTATATAGCCCAAGCCGTCAATGACATTATCGGCATCGTAAATAAAATACCGGGTATGAACATTTCTGCGGTCAATGCGGGCGATTGGAGAGGCGAGCGAATGGCTATCCCCGATGCGGCTTGGCATATTGGGCCATTCAAACAGACTAGTGCAAACGAAGCGGCAGAAAAGGCGTATGGCGTTGGCGCCAGCGATTGGCTGGGAGGTATGACCGATGCTGTGAAACAGGCTATCCCGGAGGCTTACGATACCAGCAAGATTACGCCGGCATCGCACTATGACCCGGACGCCGCAGAAAACAAGAGAAACGCCAAGCGGACGGCGGACAACACGGAACGCATGGCCAACGCTATCGAAATGACCGACGCCGAAATTGCCGAACTGCGGGATTCAGCCATTCAGCAGGTTATTTCCGAATGGCAGCAGCAACACATCAACATTATCGTAGAAAACCAGAATAACGTAGCCTCTGACGTTGATATTGACGGCATGACGAGCAACCTTGTCAAAGGCATACAGGAAGCAATGGCAATCCATCGGGAAGGGGTGAAAACGTAAATGTATTATATGTTTATGGATACGATGCAGATACCGATTCCCCCGGCGTCGATGCGTACCAAAATCAACAACAAGAACCGGACGGTCGACCTGCTGGGAAAAGGCGAAGTCAATATCCTAAAGCAGGCCGGCCTTACGGAGGTATCGTTTAAGTTTATGCTGCCGAACAGCGACTACCCCTTTAACCAGTCTATGCTTATGAGTTTCCAAAAAGCCTCGTACTATGTAGACCAGCTGGAAGCGCTGAAAGCGTCGGGGCAGCCTTTCCAGTTTATCGTCGTGCGCATGAAAGAAGACGGCACGATGCTGTCCATGACCAATATGAAGGCGTCGCTGGAAGATTACAGCATTGATGAAGACGCGGAGGAAGGCTATGACATGTATGCCGACGTTACGTTGAAAAAGTACGTCGACTGGGGCGCCAAGCGCATCGAGGTCAAGACGGACAGCGAAGGCAACACGAAAGGGACGGTTACGCAAGACCGAAGCACGGCGGGGCATGACATACCTTCGCAGGTTACGGTATCCCGGGGCAGACGCTGCAGCAGGTCGTAAAGCGTCAGCTCGGCAACACGAGCAATCTCTTCGCCATTGCATCGCTGAACAAAATCGCCGTACCGGCTGCCCTGGCCGTCGGTCAGGTCGTAAAATTGGGGACGCAGGCGGCTAATAAGGTGGTGCTGCACTGATGCCCGATGAACAGCAAAACACCAATACGGCGCAGAATCAAGAGGCGGAATATCAGATTGTCCGAACGGATATGCCCGTACCACTGACGTATGAAATGGTCATCATCAACGGCGAGAATCAGTATCTCGTGGAGCCGGTCGAGGCCGTTAAGCTGACGCGCGGCATCGACTGTCAGCCGGCGAAACTAGACTTCAAAGTCCTAAAAGACGATGTGCTCGATTTCAAGGAAGGCAACGTCGTACAGTTCAAGGTTAATAATGAAATCGTGTTCAAAGGATTTGTTTTTGAAAAAGACCGAAATAAAAACGAAGAAATCCGCGTGCTGGCCTACGACCAGCTGCGGTATCTCAAGAATAAAGACTGCTACGTATATCGGAACTGGACGCTGACCCAGTTGCTGCAAAACATCGCCAACGACTACGGGTTGACTGTCGGCGACCTCGATAATACGCAGTATGTCATACCCAAGCGGTTGGAAGATAACAAGACACTGGCGGACATTCTGATGAAAGCCCTGGATTTGACAATTATCAATCTGCCGGAGCATACGCCGTATTTTATTTACGACGACGGCGGGAAAATCATGTTGAAATCGTTGCAGGCTATGAAAACGGACATCTATATCGATGCCGAGTGCCTGCAAAATTACAGTTACCGTACCTCTATCGATAAAGACACATATAACTACGTCAAGGTCGTCCGCGAGGCGCCGGGCGCAGTCGGCACGACGTTAGTACGAACGGGCGTCGTAGTCGATGAGGAGCATGTCAAAGAATGGGGCCGCCTGCAATACTTGATGAAACCCGATGATAAGACGACGAACGCCATGGATCGGGCTCAGCATATTATCACGACGAAGAACCGCAAGACGCGGGATATTCGCCTGAAAGGTATCATCGGTGACGTGCGGGTTCGCGGCGGCAGCAGCGTCTATATCAATCTGTCATTAGGCGATATAGACCTGAACAACTACTATGTCGTGCAGAACGTGACGCATACTTTTGCCAACGGCCTGCACAGCATGGATATGGACGTTATGTATTACGAACCGCCGGCACAGTATGAAGTCAAAGTCAATAACGATACGGCTGTATTGCAGCGGATTCAGGCGGCGAAGAAAGCGAAAAAGCAAAAACAAACGACAAGCGGATCGTATACGTATAACGGCACGGCGGACCCCAATCAGGTCGATACGGCGTTTGCGGCCTGCGAAGGCCGCGTCAGCCCATACGGCAGCGAGGGCTGTGTTGACACGGTATGCGCGGCGGGTTCGTACTACAATCCAGACTTAAAAGATTTATACGACAAGGGCGTTGCCAATACGGGTACGTTATGCAGCGAGTTGGAATCCCGGGGATATAAAGTAGAATCCTTTACGGGATATGCCAGCAAAGGCGATATATTGCTGTACGGCGACCGCGACCATGCCGTTATTGCCGACGGCGCCGGCGGCTGTTTTGGCAACAGCAGCTCGAACGGTTATGCCATGAAATACGGCGACGCCAACTACGCTTGGCATAATGGGGAGGCGCCGACAGAGATTATTCATATGGGGTAGGTGATATATGTGGAAGCAGATTATACAAAGTTTGTGGAGCTGATAAAGCAGATCGTCACAGAAACCAATGCGGCGGCTGTGATGGCTGACGTCATTATCGGCGAAGTCATTGCCACTGGCCCCCTGCGCGTCCGCATCGAAAATAAATACGTCTTAGAAAGCGACGATATTGTCTTGACGAAAAATACGTCGGATTGGTCCGTCGACATGACCGTCGACCATCAGACTGAGGACGCCGCCGGCGGCAGCGGTTACGCCGAATATGCTAGCCACCACCATGGCTATGCCGGCCGTAAGACGTATCTGGTACATAATGCCCTGGCCGTCGGCGATAAGGTTATTTTGCTGCGTGAATCCGGCGGGCAACGGTTTATCGCCATCGACCGGTACGATAACCCGGATAGGGGGTGCAGCGATTGACTACGAATCTATTATTGCCGGATTCTAACTCAGTAACAGTCGCCGAAGTATCGACGTATACGGAACCGTCGCAGACGTATAACCTCGAATACGATAAAGACAGCCAGATTCGCGGCTACTGTGATGAACTGAAAGCCATGCGGCAGGCTGTTTATAAAACACTCAATACGGAACGGTACAAGTACATTATTTACAGCTGGGATTATGGTATTGAGCTGGAAGATTTATTCGGTCAGCCTATCCCATATGTGTATGCCGAGTTGCAGCGCCGCATCGAGGAAGCGCTGCTCAACGACGACAGGATTACGAGTGTGCATGACTTTGACTTTTCAAACAACGGTGGCGACGTATTGGCTGTATTTCAGGTGGATACCATTTACGGCACGATAAAGGCAAGTAAGGGGGTGCAGGGCATTGTATGAGGATATGACGAGCGAACGCATTATCAAGCGTATGCTCGATACGGTTTCGCCGCAGTTTGACCGGCGCGAGGGCAGTATTATTTACGATGCCTGCGCGCCGGCGGCGATTGAATTGGCCGAGGCCTATATCATGGCGCAGGTCATCTTAAAGCAGACCTTTGCCACGACGGCCGACCGGGAGTACTTAATCCTGCGGGCGTCGGAATTTAATATCACGCCGGAGCCGGCGACGGCAGCCGAAGTGGAAGGCAAGTTTTCCCAGGCTATTAGCATCGGCTCGCGGTTTAACTACGATAACGTCAATTTCCAGGTCATCGAATTGCTCGACGATACGGAACATACGTATAAACTGCGGTGTGAGACGTTAGGTATTGCCGGTAACAACTGCATCGGCAGTATCGTCCCGATTGACCCCATACCGGGGCTGGCGACAGCGGAGATTACAAAGCTTATCACGCCGGGAGAAAACGAAGAAGATACGGAAACGTTTCGGCTTCGCTACTTTGCGGCGCTGAAATCCAAAGCTTACGGCGGCAACGGCTCTGACTACACAGAAAAAGTCTTGGCTCTTCCCGGCATCGGCGGTGTGAAGGTATATCGCTGCTGGAACGGCGGCGGGACGGTAAAGCTGGTTATTTTGAATAGCCAATACGCTATCCCGGATAGTGAACTTGTGGAAGAAGTACAGAATGAAATCGACCCAAGCCCGCAAGGGAAGGGCTACGGCATCGCGCCGATCGGGCACGTTGTCACGGTGGCGGCGGCGACCGATATAAAAATCAATGTGTCGGCAGATATTACGCTGAAAGAAGGGTATGAACCGACAGACGTACAAACAGCGGTCGAGGCGGCCATCAGCAGCTATCTGGAAGCCCGACGGCAGGAATGGTGTAACCAAAGTGATACGGAACAGGTTATCGTGCGGGCGGCGTATATCCTGACGGCGATGCTGAACGTGCAGAACGTCATAGACGTTGCGAACGTAACGATTAACGGGGAGACGGATCGGATTACCTTGGAAACGGACGAAGTACCGACGCTGGGAACGGTATCGCTGACGGAGGGATAATATGGACGATTTAACACGCGTTATATCGCTGGCTACGTTTCTGCCGCCGGTGACGCGGGATAGCAAGGACGTACAGGAACTCATGCGTATTGAAGATACGGAGTTGCAGGCGTTATGGGAAGCCATGTGCGATATTTTTTATAACCAGTTTATCTCGACGATGACGGCATACGGCTTACAGCAATGGGAGAAAATATTTGACGTCATGCCTAAGGCTACGGATACGCTGCAAGATCGGCGCACGCGCATTTTGCAGCTCTTGATGGGGACACGGCCGTATACAGTGCTGAGCTTTCAAGCCATTTTAGATAACATTTACGGTCCGGGCAACGTGACAATCCATGTCGATAACGATAAATACGAATTTTGGATGGAACTTACAGCTGACATGATGAGCAAGAATATAAGTATCAGGGAATTTGCAGAGACGATTGTCCCTAAGAATCTGCTCATCTTAATTAGCAATACACAAAATGCAGCGTTGCGGCAGTATACAGACGGGCATGTGCGGCAGCAAAGCGTCGTTTCAATCGCCGGCTATACAGGCGTTAACATCGGTGATATGACGGCAGCACAGTATACAGGCGGATATGTGCATGTTTTAAAAACAGTAAATGTAGGAGGGTAAATGTATGGCAAAGTATCCAGATTTAGTTACGACCAAAAAGGGACTTGACTTAAACAGCGCAGCCAATGCAGCGCAGAAAGCAGTTATTTTTACAAAAGTCATTGTCGGTGACGGCGATGTACCGTCTGATACGTCTATTGGTGATTTGACGGCCGTCGTGTCGCCGAAGATGACCCTTGAAATTACGAATAAAGAGAATCTGGGAAATGGACATTTTACGATACGGGCGACCCTGGGGAATGAAGAACTTGAGAGCGGATTCTATGCTAAAGAAATCGGCGTATACGCGAAACTCGACGGTGATGTCGAAGTACTGTATGCGTACACGAACGGCGGCAACTACGTTGACTATATTCCCGATAAGTCATCGCCCATCGACGCGCAGGTCTTTAACATTGACGTAATTATCGGAAATTTGCAGCAAGCAACTATTCTGATTAATGATGAGACGCATGTTACCGTGCAAGATCTTGAAGACCATAATACGGATGCAGATGCCCATGCAAATCTTGCCTTGCTTATCAATGATGCACTTGCGCCAACTAGTGATAAAAATACGCTAGTTAATTTACTGTCGAATTTAGCGAATATGCTTACAAAAGTTACAGGGCAAGAGGACTGGAAAACAGGACCGGCAGCGAGCATAGCGGCCATCTTGAGCAACCTGCAAGGCAACCTCGTTGTAAACTGGGACGGCAATAAATTTACTGTTCCTGCGCTCGGTATCAGTGGACTGATGGCCCAAAATGGCTATGTAAATTTTGGCAAACTATTTGGCGGTCTAATTGTACAGTGGGGAACTTATCAATCTATGCCTGTTGATGCCGCCATACGTACCGTTCCTTTTGCAATCACAATGCCAGGGTATGTGTGGAGCAACGCAACAATTAACAGCGGCGATGTCCCGGACATCGTAATCACACCATATATCCAAAATGCTGACGCGAACGGCTTAAAAATCTTGATAGACTACGAAACTGGACATCAGTATACACCTGGAACAGCCGTTTCTAATGTCTTATGGATCGCTATCGGCCGATGAATGCAACTCGGATAAGTCCAGCTCCGCCAGTACCGCTCGTAATGCGGCACTTTGATAGTGTTGTATCATTTTCAAGTACTGTAAAAGTATAGCCACGACTTACCGTAATATTAGACGTATCCCAGTCGACAGGTGTTACGCTAAAGACGGCGTCAGTAAAGGCAATAGGGTAACTTATGTCGTCATATCCCACAGCACTTGTTGAGTATTTTATCCACTGTACCGATCGGCACAGTGGGGAATCGCTTTGGCAAATCAAAATACCACCCCGTTTGTCATATCTTTTAAAACAACTGCAAGAATGGTAGCGACGGTACAAAGTGCAAATAGCGATAATGTGTATAGCCTTCACTGTCTTTCCGAGCTGTCATCATACACAATAACAGCTTTTCGCGATAATAATAAAAGCCAAGACATATACGTATACTGGCTTGCTATCGGCCGATGATAATATACTTGCAACTCGGTGCTTCTGACATTGTCGTCCCAAATGTAAATGTTGTTTTTGTCGCAGATTCCCATTTTGCGACGATCGGCGCATCGTGATTTGTGTTGCTGTTTAAAAGTGATGCAAGTGCAACGGCAGCATACGCGCCTGATGCAAAAGATATAGGCAAATTAACGGTAGCCAGATAATTTACCGGAGTGCCCGTACTTCCCCACTGTTCGGTACAGTGGGGAACTGAAACTATCATCAACAACTCAGGAATTGCTGTAACTATGCCGCTGGCCTATGCTGATACTACATATAAAATTTTAATAACACATAATAACGGCATTTTATCATCTAGCGTCGTACCGTTATCAGTTGGGTATATAAATCCGACTTATTTTTATGTTTCCAACAACATAGGCGAAAATCCTAATTTCTTTTGGGTTACTGTCGGCAAATAGCCACCCATTGAAAATTAGTCGCCGCAAAGACGCCTTGTTCGCTACGTTCCCAAACTTTAAATTTATTACTGGCAGATGCTTGAGTTCCAAATCTATCGCAGCCGTAGTCATTATCCAGCCCCAAAATGATAAAAATGCCGTTACTTGTGATCGGTAAAGTTATTTCCTGTTCATCGTATGACAGGTATATCAATCCCCACTGTCTCTAATGACAAATTGCTATGTACCCGAACGCTCCGTTAGTAAATGAGCCACTTGAACTGCGACTATACACTGTCAAAGTTGCGTCGTTAAAAGAATAATAAATCGGGCTTATCCCACGATCAGAGACCACACCGATTAGCGCGGATGCCGATATAGGCAAAGTAACTTTTTGGGTTCCGTTAGTTGACGTTTCTCCGAATCCCCACTGTATAGAAGGAAAAAGAGGAGAGATGACTGCAATAAAAATATGCTATTATCAATTAAATTTAATATATTGAGAATACGAAAACACAGCGAAACGAGCCGATATTTACAGAAAAAATGTGAAAATACCGGCTCATTTAGCTGTATTTTTTATAGTCATTAAGAGCAAAGAAAAATGGCTGTAAATACAGCATACATCGCGGCTTTCATATAGTCTAAGGGCGCGTTAAGAGCAAATCAGCGTAGCAACTGTATACATTTTCGTAATTGGTGGAGACTTTTGTGAGTGTACACGCGGTCAGTCACATCGCCGCCGGCGTGGCCGA